CTTCACTCTACTTGATATATCTTTAACTTTATCTGTAGCTAATTTTACTTCTCTGACTTCAGCAGGCGTTATACCCTCATCAGATTTTTCTACTGCTTCTATAATAGGTGTTACTTCAGTTTTTCCTGCTCTTCTCCTTACCTCAGCATAACCTGTATAAGGCGAACCTATAATTTTTGGTTCAGTAGCACCTAATAATCTATTACTTAATCCTGGACTTTTACCATCTAAAAAGCTAGTAAAAGCATCTCTGGACTTAATGTCACCTCTGCGAACCATAAATTGAGCATCTCTAGCGGACTCATAATCGACACCTTCTAAGCCTGCTAAATTAATTAACTGAGGCAATCCCTTCGTAAAATCTTCAAACTCTTTCTTTTTATTCAACCTATCCTGTAAACTAAGTTGCGCTGCTTGTTGTATACCAGAGGAGACACCTTGAGCGAATCCACCTGCAAATGCCTGTGTTGCTGTTGGTCTTTTCTTTGTTTTAAATTTAAAAGCCATTATTTACTCCTTTAAGTGAAGCTGTTATAGTCTGGAACCTCTGTTCCAGGAAGTGAACCACTGCCAAATGAAGTTCTTTGAACAGAAGGTTTCCGTGTGAAAGCACTTGTTAATGCGCCACCAAGTATTCCACCTACTGGCCCACCAACCGCTGTTCCTACAGCAGTACCTGCAGCACCTAAAATACTTTCCCACCACTCTGGACTACTATCTAATTGTGCTTGAGTCTGCGCCCTTGCAGTTTCTTGACTCATAATAGCTCTTGCCATTTGATCTTGAATCTGTTGTTGCGTTTGACCTAGCTGTGCCATTGTGGTCTCCTGTCCTATTGCTAACTTAGGAACTTGCTGTAATTGTTGTGCAGTTTGCGCTTCAATACCTGTAAGTCTGTCTAATAAACCTCTTTCCGCTCTTTCTTGAATACCTGGAGTTAGGGCTTCTAAAGTTTGAGCTTCTCCACCTGTCCCTAAGATTGAGCGTTCTAACTGACTTAATAATTGACCTTGTTGTCTAGCACCAACTCTTTCAGTCATTTGTCTTTGCGCTCTTCCAGACCTTTGAATAAGTTGCTCTAGTTCCCCAAGTTGCGCTTCTGTTTTCTCTTCAGTTTCTTCAAGCTCTGCCATTCTACGAGCTTCTTCAGAAGCGCTTCGAGCTTTATCAATACTTTCATACGATTTCCCATCTGGAGTCGTATACAGACCTGTTTCAGGATTATACTCCGCTATGTCGCCTGCAACTGCTTGTTTATTTTGCAATGACTGTAAATAATTTTTAGCATTTTTACTTGCATTCTCTATTCTTCTTCCTCTGAAAACACCTTCACCTTTACCTGATTGCACAGACCATTCTTTTAATACTTTACCAGTCTCAGTATTTACAACCTGATAGCTGACCAATGTACTCCCAATCTTATTCTGTTTAATTTGATATTTATCCATTATAAATCCTTTGCTTTTTTAATTTCTGAGAAATGCCACTCTTCATTTAGCTTTACTGCTAAGTAGAACTTACCTTCTTTAGTACATATCCCAATATCTGTGTCTTTACCTTCTTGAGGACTAAAAAATCCTTGTTTAAGGTTAAAAATCTTATCTTGCTTACCATCGGTAAGTGTTTCAATGGTTTCTTCCATTATGGATTACTCCCTTCTATATCATAATCAATATCTATGCCATCGATGCGAATATCTGAGGAACTCCCAGAGACTTCAACTTCAATGCTTTTTGCTAATATATTTACTAAACTTGATTGACAATTGAGAGCAGTGTGTGCTGCTAATGTAATAGTTAATGATTCTGTAGTCTCTCCATCAGCATATATCTTAACATTACCACCATTTTCAGCTAAATACGTTATATGAATCTTAGTAAATCGTTTAAATTGATCTGGTAGCGCAAGATCAAATCTTTTTGTTTTTACTTTTAATGTTCTACCGTCACCATTTTGTGAACCAGAAATAGCATTTTCAAACCTTCTACTTGCTGTATCAAACCCTTGAATATTTTGTTCATCATCCATCACCATATTACTTTGCAATGTGCTAATTGCAGTAGTTAATTTATTCCAGGATCTTGTATCAAAATTATATCCATAAAAACTCGTTGAAGGAGATGTGGTAACTGATCTTGCAGACCAATCTGAAAACAATATCATATTATTAATACCATCGTAACCAATACTAAAACTTCCTGCACCTGGGTTTAAAGTAAGTCCTTGATATGTATCCCTTACAAGTAGAGATAACTCAGTTATTTGAGTACCTGTAAGTAAACTTATTTGCTTTTTATCTGCAAAGCAAATACCATAGGGTGTATCTATCACTGCGTGTTTATGTAAACAACCAATACCTGCAATATGTCTTTCTAAAATAAAGTTTACTGATTGTGCGCTTTGTATTCTGTAGATATAAATATTTCTTGTTTTAAAGACATATAATCTATTCTGAGAAGAATGTAATACAGTTATTTCATCGCCATCATTCTTACCAACATCAACAAACTTGGTTCCCACCACTGCCTCATCGAGTTTAAAGTTATCAGTAAAGACAATGCGATTCTTTTCACGAAGTGTTTGGTCATTCTCATCCTTAAAATCTATATTTGCATAAAATGCTTTATTACCAACAACAGTCGCTGTATTCCACTTAATTGGTTTTAATCTAGTTTCTGCAGCTCTACCTGTAAGTGAATTATAGGTAGATAGCTTTAAACCATCGTTTGGTATGTACCAAGTAGCAAGTTTATCTGTAGATACAGCTGCAGCAAAAGCCCTAGCATCATTCATATTAAATGGGGAGTCAACCTCTTGTTCTTCACCATTCCAAGTTTTCCACTTTACTGTCGCTCCACCACTAACACCTGTTGTTAGGGTTGTGCCACTGACAGATTTAATACTTGCAATAATTGTAATTGTTTGAGCTAACTGTGCAGAAGCCTCAGCTAAAGTAGTGGCAGATGTAGCAGGGTACACAAAAACCATATTATTTGCAGTAAAGTTTGTTCCCCAACTGCTTGTACCGTCTTTTTCTGTGAATGTACTTGATGTTGAAGCATTAATATTTTCATAACTATCTGCATTAGCAGCATAAGGTTCCATACATGGAATCCAGTATCCATTATTTGTTTTAATGGTTGAACCACTTCTTATGACTACATCTTCTGCAGAATCTTTAGCTCTTGGGTCTTCTGAAAAACCATGCTGAGTATCATACGTAGTCACTAAATACCAATCAACATCATCTTCGGGTTGCCAATATAAATTAATACCTGTAATTCTTTTATTCCAACTTGCAAGGGAAGAACCAGTGAATGGCACAATTTGAATACCTGGGCAATGCTCTCCACCTGTTGACCCAATAGAGTTTTGAGAAAATACACCTATGTCACCATTAGCATCCCTAGCTAATTCGCTTTCTTGGACATAATCATATAAAAATGTAACTGTATACTTATCTTTGTTGTTAAAAGTGTTTGCAGGAGCTGAAGGTATTAATTCAGGATCATCTGTGTTTCCTGCAGGAAAGTGAACAAAAATACCTACTTCATTTGCTGCGTTAATATCATTGTTTTGATCAAAAGCGTATTTCATCGCAGTGACAGTTGGAGGTGTTAATTCTGTATCTTCCAATGTCCAAGCGTTCACAGCAGTAGCCATCGGAGGCATTCTAAAGCGATAGCCATCAGAATATGTTTCACCTGAACCGAAAAAATCTCTTTTAATATGCCCATACCATTTAGAGTTATTACTACTATTAAATGAACCATCACTAATTCTTAATATTTGATTATGTATAAGTAAATCATGTCTTGGGATTTCTTTTATTGTTACATCATCTATTGTTAAATCTTCTGTTCCCGAAGGGTTTCCTGGATTAATACAAATACCACCATCACTAATTAGTGGTGAAAAATAAAATGTTGAAGTTCCATTAAGGCAAACACTGTTACTAACATAGGCAATAGTATTAGCTGAATTTGTAACAGCAATTACCGCTTTACCTCCACCACCAACACTAGACAGTGTAAACTGTAACTTATAAGTTCTATCTTTTTTTAGTGCAATAGCCATATTAGCTGAAGTTTGTGACAATATACCTGGTGTATCACCGCTAGTGCTATAATCCATATTATCTGACACAGAATCATAAAGAAAATTTTGACCTACTGTCCAGTTAGTATTACTTGAAAAATCCCCATCTGTTACACATTCAGCACCTAAGCTGTAAGTATTAATAGAAGTAAATGTTCCAGAAGTCCCATCAGATATATCCTGTCTATAAACATCAAGAATGTTTGAAGCCAACCACCATTCAGTACTAATATCATCTCCATTAGCATTTTTTTCTGCTCTATATCTCTCTACTTCAGTGGTGACTTGTCGTGCGTTAGATATAGCAGAAGATGCTACTACTGTAGCTCCTTGTGCAGTAATACTACCACGCTTTGTATTGATAGCATTATCAAACTCTTGAAACTGATTAT